GATATACTGCTCCAGTTGTTTAAAACTCGTAACTGGTTGTATCGTAGCGGGATCAAATTCGGAAGCTCTCATAAATATGAATCTGGTTTTAAAATACCAAAACGGCTTACGATATTACCATCTAGGCCATGAAGGTTCACGCCCGACTTCGCTCTTGGATTCAAATTCTCTGAGTTCCAACCCCAATGATTCGTGTGCTTGATTAAGATAATTTATTGTATCGGAATTGCAACCCAGCTTTTCGCATACAGCGAAAACATCTCCGAGTTTATAATAGGCGTTGCGAAGTTGGTCCAATTCTGCTCCAGAGTGTGATTCTGTCACGCCGTTCATTGAATCAATCGTTGAACGCATTGTTTCTGTTAGTGTTTTCATTGTTGTTCTCCTGAATTTCTTTCGTTTTCTTTAATAGCCTTCCACTTTTTCGCCAATAATCCCACAAAATCTTCCACTGTATTCAAATTATTTTGGCGCATAAATTGAATCAATTTAACAGCACCTTCGCGATCATTGCCGCTTCCGGGCTTTCGTGCATTAGCTAAATCATTTTTTAGTGATTTAATCATAGAATCCGAATAATAGGAATTATCATAAGATAAATCATACGCAAAGCTGCTGGCTTTTTTACCGAGTTTTTTTGTATCATCTAAGTTTATCAACTGAAACCATGGCTCAAACCAATTAGTTCTTGTTCTCATTCGGCGTCTATTGGAAGGCGATTTGTATAAATCTGGACCAGAGAGTGTTTCTCTTTTAGTTATCTCAACTCTGCCATTTGGTGATTGTCTTTTCCAACTTGCTTCGTCTTCGTATAGATAGGCGGGAATTCCTTGTTTTTTTGCAAGCAGCAAAGCCTTTCTTGCCATTGCCGGATATCCAGTACGCCAATTTTGGCGTTCTTTCTCGTCCATCGGCTTTACATATACATGAACAGCAGTTACTCCGTTGATTGGAATAGAGGGTGTTTTGCTAAATATTCTATCTTCTGATTCGGACGCTCTTCCAGTTTTGGAAACATCTCGGTTTCCCCAATAATCAACTGGACCTGCCGGATAATGATTATTATACCATTCTCCATCAAGATTAAACATAACGCCACCATCGCCGGCATAATCATGGAATCCACCAAACTTAGTTCTGGTCGTGCTCATAAAATAATGATAACCACGTGGTGCCCATTCTTCTTCTACGGAACCCACAGTTGAACTGAGTTCAAATTTTCCAGATTGCAATATTGATACTGCCGAATGCAAGGAAGTATAGTGATAAACTATACTTGACAATCCCTCACTTAAAAAATTTTTTTTTTGAGAATTTTCTTGTATCGCGCCTCGCTTCATCGCTCGTTTGGCATTTCTGTCAACGATTGTTCCAGCCTCGTCGGGTGTCATCATGTCTACTGGTTCATCATTGCCAGCAAATTTAATTACACCTTCATTTGGCGAATAGGGAGCTAAGATATTACTCAACGGTGGTAAATTGGTGATTTCACCCAAGGAATCTTGTGTCACTTGTACTCCGAGATTCCTTGCCAATTTAATAAAGGCATCAGTGCTTATTTCTTTTTTACCGGAGGTATCTTCTGCTCTACCTTTCAAAAGTTGAACGAGAGCCATCATCTTTTGATTGCTGGTTAAGCTGCCGTCAAACTCATAAAGTCTCATTTTGCTCTGGCTCTACCCAAAGTAGTCTCTTCGCCACCCATTTCTGGTTCATCAAAATCCATATCCATGTCAAAATCCATATCTTCGTCAGGGGATGGTGGTGGTGTCATGCCAGTATCATTGGGTGAACCCACGGAAGGAATAGATGATTGTTGTCCAGTAATTATACCCACAGCTGCTTCAAGTTGCAACTTGGCAGTTTGCATACTTTGTACCAACGTGGAAAAAGCAGTACCAGAATCTTGATTGAATTGAACAGCTTTGTCATATCCGACTTCATTTTTCACTTGATTCACCAATGCTGGTAAATCCTTGAATTGAACGGATGTACATTGTTCAATCATTTTTTGAACTTGATCTACCAAATCTTGTGCTGCCAAAATGACCTGAGCTTGTTGAATTTCAGATTCGCTAATCTGAATTCTCCAATGGCGATTCCAGTTTTCATTCTGAATAGGTGAACCCATCATAGCACCAGCCATTGATTGTTGTTCATCTTTAGATAGCGTTTGACCACTGATAGACTTCTTCATCGTTTGTTGTAGTTTTGGGTCCTTGATTTTTTGAGCCGCTTGAAGTTGTTGTGATTTTACTTTTTGCTTTTCTGCTGGAGTTGGGGTAGTGGTGCTTCCACCAGCTGGTTGAGTCATAGCTCCGGCATTATTTGTTGCTCCGCTTGGTGCATACTGAGTATTTTCCTTCAAGCGATATTTCAGTGCTTGTTCAACCATCATGAGTTGAATAAATTTCGGATCACGTTCAGAATAATGAATACTCGGTTCAGCCCTGCGCTCTGCAATCAAATTGCGAACACGAGATAGTAGTCTTTTGGTATCATTTTCCGAAAGATTCCTCAGTGATACTTTACGCCCAAAATATTGCTCTAATACCTTGGTATAATGTTTAGCGGGTGATCTCGCTTCAAGTTCTTGTAAGTTCATTGTTAAATCCTCTTAATTGCCAATTCTTTGTTATCTTATAACAGCGACGGAGTTCTGATTCAATCTCGCGTTTTTGCTGTAGTTTAAAGTCTATCTTCGCTGCAATAACCTCTGCAAGCATTGCATCATTATTCCTTTTTGCCATACCTATTCTTGTAATTAGATCATTGTTGATTCTATCCAATTTAAAATCTAATTGCTTAATAGTAATAGCCATATCATGTCTATTTATTTTATCTGCTATACACCAACTGATGGCTGATGGCATTTTTTTCATAATATGTAACGAAGTACCTAATTTTAAAACTCTATACTCGTTATTGTCAGTAACTATTTCATAACTGCCAAATAGATGGTAGTTTTCGTAATCATCTTTCCATATCAATAAATCTTTAAGATTATCTAATTCGGATGTGAATATTGTTTTATATTTTTGTTTTTTGTTCATTTAGTAGCATAATTTTCTATTAACCATCCTATTACTCCCAAGAGTATAGTGATGATGCCGACTCCCCATTTCAGATGTTGTTCGTGCCGCTTACGATCTCCGGACATCATTAAGTCATACATTTCCTCTATCGCCACGTCCACTTTATCTATTTTTGCGGCCATATCATCTAACCTATCTTCCAATGCACTATATCTCCTTGCACATAATTCCACATGAGCTTCTAACGAATGTCTTTCAATACTACTAATCTGATCGGTCATAACAATGCTCCTTATGTTGAACGATTCAAAAAATCATATAGTATTTATCTTTTTTTGAAAAACTGTATGTTAGTAGTATTACCTATTGCGGTGGTCATATTTGCTTGAATTTCGCCATTCTCTGATATTATCAACATAGGAATTGAATTGGAATCTTTGTGGAGTATATCCAATTCTGAGTATTCCGTGTATACAGAATCATTCTCAACAAAAAATTCAAATAACCATTGATCGTTTTGTTTTATCGGAAGATTATCATAAAATACTTGTGTTCTTAACCCCAATATCTGAAGTAATGTTTCAAAATTTCGTTGTTTATTCCTTGATATCAGCCAATCTGATTGATTGGTAATAATAGCACCTGATTGATCTGGAAACGGCAATCGTTCTGCTTTAAAAAAACCAGTTGTTCCAGTGCAAGTTATATCAAAAGAAGTCTGACAAATAATTGAAATCATTATGACCTATTTACGTCAGATTTTTATCTCTATTATTATTCTTCTTAGATAAGCCACCTCTCACCCACCCCTCACCGGGGCATTCTTCTGTTATTTTAAAATTTATACCATTGTTCCATGTCGTTTTTGTCTTCAGGCCACCCAATTGCCATCCTTCTCCGGGGCATTCTTCTGTTACTTTTTGTTCAATGCCGTTGTTCCACCACTTTTTTCCAAATGTTCCACAATATCCAACTAATTGCCCCAATTTCCAATCCACGCCTGGACATTCTTTTGCCATTACACACTCTACTCCATTGTTCCACCAACGATATCCTTTGTTGGATGTCAGCAGAGATCCCTCGAACCAATTTTCATCGGGTTGCTCGTAAGACATTATGCTATCCTTGCCGTTGTTCCACCACTTTAATCCCACGGACGATGGGATTAATTCGCCCGATGTATATCTTGGATCATCCACCGATACTTGCATATTATTGCCATCTTTATCTTTTACTGGAACCATTCCTTTGCTGCAATGTACCAATTCACCGGATACATATCTTGGATCATCCACTGAAACGGACATGGTGTTGCCATCTTTATCTTTTGCTGAAACCATTCCTTTGCTGTTGTGAATCAATTCGCCCGATATATATCTTGGATCATCCACCGATACTTGCATAGTATTGCCATCTTTATCTTTGACCACAACCAATCCTATAGTATTCCACCTCCCTTCGTTGTTGTTCTTATTAAGCATTTTTGGGTGATTACGCGCATCCAAGCATTGTAATACTCTCGTTTCCCAAGCATAGCACTTGGTCGGGCAATTAAATGTTCTTCTTATTTCTTTAACATCGGGTTCACCATGCAACTTCCGAAATTCCGTCACGTGTTCAGATGAGGTCCAATAATTCTTCCAAAAAGTATTTGGGTCGGCATCTTTGCCGTACTTGGAGCCGTAATACCAGATATTAAGATGAGACCATCCGATTAGGTAGGTGTAAAAAATTGGTGCTTGTTTTTTTCTTGCCATGATTTATCTCCCTTTGATAATGGCAACGCCATATAGAGATATTTCAGGTGTGTTGATGTGTGTAATAAATACATTGCTGATTGCTCCATGATAGCGTTAGAACCAATGGATATTTGCAGTATCGCGATTGGTATCTTTATTTATCTCCGATTCATTTATATCGGAATTTAATTCTTCCACTTCTTGTTGAGCTTTGGCTCTTTTAGCTTCATTTGGGTCATGCTGATTGCTTCCCATAGCACTCATTTGACCACTTTTTGCTTTGTATTGATTGATAAATTCTTTAGCTCTCATATTCGTATTTATCAGACAAAAAAATCCCGCCGAAGCGGGATTTTGTGTATATATCTTAAAGATATATTAGGATGCTAAGGTTGCAGAACTTGCCAATCTGAAGCCAACAGAGAATACGTCAGTTCCGGTGAAATCATAGCTTGATCCGTTGGGAAGTTGAGCATTACCTAGACCACCAATAAGTGCAGCCAGATTTACCGCTGAATTATCTCCGCCGGTAGTATCAGTATTGAAAGCTCCCACTGGGAAAGTTGCAAGGCTAAAATTTGTATTTGCAACAGTGTTACTAACTTGATACATAGCCACTGTGGATACTTGTTGAACTGTTTGTAGTAGCAGTTCAATCGCGCCACCAACACCAGCTTGATTGAAGGGGTTGGTATTACCACCAGAAAGATTCATGCCGAAGAATTCAAGTTTTGGTCCTTGAAAGTTAACGGGAACGCCAGCTGGTGCATAAGTTACATTTGCTGCAAGTTGTGGACCATTTAATTGATCAACTGCGAAAACAGGTTGTGAGCCGCCCGAGACGACAGGTATACTAGCCATAATAATTTTCTCCTTTAATAATTGGATCTTTTGATCCTAAATGTATTTATCATTTTGTTGAGAAAACTACTTTTTAGTATTTTTAATCATGCCCTTGACCCATCCATCTCCTGGATGCTGATACGAGAAAACATTATTTTTTCCATTATTATAACAAGTTTTTCCGGCTGTGGTTGCTTTGAAATCCCCCAATCTGCCCGGAACCCATCCCTCTCCTGGACAATCTTGCATCATTATACATTCAACTCCATTGTTCCACCAGGTCTGTCCAGAATTTGTTGTCCCAAGATTCCCTCTAATCCACCCTTCGCCCGGACATTCTTCGCTCATGGTTGATTTAATGCCATTATTCCACCATACTGTATTTTTTGACGTATGAATAAATTCCCCGGATTTATATCTAGGATCATCTCTGTGAATTCTTGTTTTTGTACCATCGCAATTTTTTACTGGAATAGTATCTATGGAAACAGGAATTAATTCTCCGAGTTGATACTCTGAGTTGTGTATATCTACCTGTAAAATTGTTCCATTTTTATCTCGAACAGTAACTTTTCCTTTGTTTACGTGAGTGAGCTTATTTTTATTTTCTCTATAATAATCAGATGTAACCGTGGTTATTGTTCCGTTATTCGTTATGGTAGTCAATGATAGTGGTTTAATACTTCCACCAGACTGTTCGATTTCATTTTTTGTTACCCAACATATCTCGCCCTGTTGATTCGTTGCCGCTCTTCGTGCGGGTAATCCCAATCTTCCTGCGCAACCCTCTCCTCCGAAGGTCATATTATAACCCCAATTGGACTTGTGGGAATTATTCTCTGTTATAAAGTGAGGTTCCATTACATTAAGCGTGTGGTCCGCATCACGAGATTGATATAATTCTTCCCACTTAAATGAGTCTTCACCCCATTTTTTAATCGCTCTGTGAAAAATCGCTGTTGTGGAATCACTGTTTGCATCTTTAAGATGCCTAAACTTTCTTTTTTTAAAATTACTGGTAAAACCAACGTAGCATTTATTGTTAACAGTATTTGTTACCCTATATATAGTATAAATAGTTTTATTGTTCATGATTTCCTCCTTGTTGAATTCACGCAGAGGATTTTTAACAGAAATAATAAATTGCTAAATATTATTACTGATGTCGTCCTCCGACGTTAGAACCAATGGGTGTTTGCATCACCGCGATTGGTATCCTTATTTATCTTTTAGTTCTTATTGAATAATTTGTTACCATGCGAGAACACGAATCTGTCTACCAGTTTTACTCTGCCGTCCGGTGAATTCAATACCCATCCCTCATGACCGGGGTGTTGTCTATCTAATTGGAGTAATGATTCCATTTTTAATTCATGCAATAATAAAAATATTTCAAATACTGCTTTAAGCGCGTCTCCGTTTGATGAAGGGCTATCTAAGTATTCGTTTATTCTTTTATATTTCAATGCGCCAACATTTCCCTCAATCCACTCTAAAAATCCATTTAGCAAATCATCAAAATTACTGCTTATACGAGAATTGATAAATCGCTTACACAGTTGAGGCAAGTCTGTTATTTTTTGAGATCGTAGCTCAGATGGATCAAATAACAAATCAATATCATCACCATGCTCTTTTAGCAATTTCTTTATTTCACCAATTATTTCCTTGCTTACCTTGAAGTTATTCCCTGATTCAAAGTCTGATGGGAACATCAGCAATAAACCCGGTGATTTTTTATGTTTTAACTCAGTTAGTGGCTCATCGCCAGATTCTTTGTGTTTAATCAGAGTATGAAGAGCTACACCGACCTCACTATCTGTAATCTTGGTTCCAAGGTCACTATTAACAGGAATCTTGTACTCTATAAAATTTGGCCTAAATGTATATGCGCCTTTTATTTCTTTTGGCTTAGATGAATACATCAGATCACCCTTGATGAATCCCCTAAAGCCTTTTGGCAAAGCTGAATCTAATAACGGAAATAATTTATCATATATGTCAATCAATTCTTCTCTTCCAGGACCACGCGCATTGAGAATATCTCTCATTTGTTCTGATGTTTCCGCTAATCCATCGTATGTTTTAGCAGTGAATCCAGATTTGTCTGTGAGAATAAATTTACCCTTATCGTTTCTACCAAATACTATACAAGGTTTGCCGTCTATTTTGGTACTGATTGATTCATCTCCATTCTCAGAAGAATATTTCATTATTCTAAGGGCTTCTTTTACTCCCTTTGATCCCCTTTCAAATACCAAATCCTCTAAGTGTTCTATTCTTGCATTATTCTCAAGTAATGGCTGATATCCTTTGTGAACGATTCTATCTCGGAGTCTTGCCATATAGTGAATTTCCGGTTCATAGTAATCATCAATAAACGGAATACCTTCTTTGTTTAGGTGTTGTGTGAATAATTCTATTTTTCTTGTTCGCTCTTTGTCTTTTGCCAACATCCTCAGTAATCGTTCTACTGTGCCCATATCTGCGCTTCTTGCGCTTGGTCCAAAGAATTTAACAGTAATGTCATTGACATCATTACTCACCGCTTTTTTCGTGTTTATGTCGTATAATCCTTGAAGTGGGTTTATTTTTTGACCCATAGTGTATGCAATTGAATTCAGTAGAATATTTCTTTCTCTACATTTATAGATACTTTCTTCTTGTAATCGCATCATGTATCTACTAAACTCAACATTCTTAACTGGATATAAGTTAACTTGAACGAATCCTCTTGATGGTGTTCCTACAATGGGGCACTTGAAGCAAACAGTATCATTTACTTTTTTCACGAAGTTATTAGGATTGAAGTCATAGCTTCTTGCCCAATTGATGAATCCTTCTAATAACTTGTTGGGTGATGATTTTGCCTGATCATATACTACATCAATATTTGAGCAATTCGGAGATATAGGTGCGCTTCCAACAATGTTGTCAATTAAATCTAAATGAGGTTGCATCATGCCCAACCAAGCAATAGTGGGTCTACAATCGGTTTGATTGATTCTTTGTGTCAGTAATTTTCCTTTTGAATCAACAAAAACGAATTTCGTCATGATATTTTAAATCCGTGTTTTGTCAGCAATCTGTCAGCTTCTTCGTTGCCGGTTGAATTAACAACTTCATCGTTGCCCTCAATTTTATCGTATTCTCTTTCTTTTGATCTTTTTGTGTGATTGTTCAGCGTTTGTGAAGCAAGGCTGGCTTGTCGGATTAAATCAACGAATAATTTATATTCTTTGGTCATGGTCCCCGAGGCATCTTCCATAACAGAACTGCTATAGAAATCATCCTCTTTGTCAAGGAATGCTTGAAGTTCTTCGGGCGCTATCGCTTGAGTCTTGGCATTGATCCATTCTCCTTTAGAGTTAACCATATAATCTCTATTGCCATAACGAATAATCTTAGGCTCACCCGATATTAACTTAGTGCCGCTTGGACTGCTATGAAGAACATTTTTTGTCCTTGGCGATGTTGGGTTAGCTTGATTTTGATTTGATTTCTTATACTTTGAAATCTGATTATTCATAATTTTATCAATAATCACCATAATGTCATCGCCATTAACAAATGATTGAATATGATTTCTGTTTAAGAAGTTTATTTCAACGAAGTTGATCAATTGCTTTCGCATCACGCCAGAAGAACCATTCAGGTATCTTGCTCTTTCTGCCTTATCACGGAAGTTATTGGCATATTTCTTTTTAAAGTTGTTCCAAAAATTATACGCTTTCGTTGCCTTGTTGTGCTCAGAAGCAGATGATAATAACCCTCGGCCAGCACGATCCTTTTTCGTTTTTTTATAGATATCCAACAGACCTTCGTCAAGGATTTTAGTTTTTTTAGGATTTGGTTGTGTTATCTGATAAATTAGCATCTATTCTTCTCACTGCTCGTATGAACTTGCTTGGGTCCTTTACCTTTATCGCATTTAATAGCTTTCTAACCAAAATCTCAGCATTAGCTTCGTCATACGAAGATTCAATTTTTTCAATGACACGAATAACGCTCGTAATAGCGGTTGAGGCTCTATTTTCCAATATATGTCCACGATCACGCTCAACATACATTGACTCAAGTTCTTCCAATAAACTTCGTGTTTTTTTCTGCATAGGGTAAATTCCGGTTACAAACTCGTCTGGTATTTATGCTGATTTAAAAATCAACGTCCGGACTTTAAGTCATTCATTAGTTGTTTTAACTTAGTGCTGTGGAATTCAGCCTCTATTTTTGGAGATTCTTCGTTGATTTCCTCTATACTACTCGTTGTTGAGCTATCTTTGAGCCTATCAAGAACATTGGGCCTTCTCACGAATCCAGAACTCTGCTGTTCATCGTCCGGCAAATCGCTAATTCGCATAGTATCCATATCATACAGTAAATCAATCTTGTTACCAACGCCAGTGGAACTTCTTGATTTCATACATTGAATCTGATATTTTCCTTGTTCCTTCATTGATCGTGAAGTAAAGATACCAAAAACATTATCCGCCGTATTGATTTTACTTATACCACCAGCAATATGGCTATGATCAAACTCTACTTCGGAAGTAGATGACCGATTTAATTGGCTGGCGGTCACAAGAAGTACACCCAATTCTTTTGATAAGTTTCTCAATTCCTCACTTACATATTTGTCCTTAACATACAAATCCGAGGGGCTAACTTTGGTGCTAACAGGCATCAATAGATCAAGGTAATCCACCATTAAAAAATCTATTTTTATTCCAGATTGAACTTGAAGCTCTTTAAGATACGAACGAATATTGTTGATATTACTCTGAGCGGGTAGATACTTAACTCTATATTGTCCCATCTTTTTGGATGCCATTTTTACCTTCAATTCGGTAGTATCCATATCTTTCCGAATATCTTTCGTAGACATCATTGTGAGCATCGCATCAGTTCGCAAGCTGGCTAATTCTTCGGATAGCTCTAAGGTGATGTAAACTCCATTTAATCCTTGTGCTAGCCAATTTAAAGCTAAATTCATCATTACAAGTGATTTTCCGCTTCCAGAACCACCAGCGAAGATAGATAACTCGCCTCTACTAAAACCACCGTATAACAATTGATCTAATTGCTTCCATCCAGTAGATACTTGACCCCCGCTATTAAAGTATTTTTCAAGTCTATCTTTGGGATTGGCGAAGTAATCTGTTCCCATATCCTTGGTAAGACTGATTTGAACAGCATCTTTAATCAGTTTTTCAACAGGATCATATTCGCCCTTTTCAAGAAGATCGGCTGATTTCAGAATAGCTCTTTCTAATTCTCTTCTACGAGTAAAGCTCTCAAATTCAGCTAAAAACCAATCATAATGTCCTTCGGTTAAATCTGATATTTCTTCTAATCTTATTCCGGTCGCTGCTAATATCTGAGAACGATCTGGTAGTACCGTATACTTAGTGGCGTGTTCTTGTATAAATTTCGCAACAGGTTGTAATTTAATATCAAAATTTTTGGGATTATAAATGCCTTGGATTCTTACGTAACTCTGAGCATCTTGTATAAGGAATTCAATGAATAATTTTTGTATATCTAGGTTATAATCAGTGAGCATGAAGATGTTTTCTTTTTAATTCAATTTTTAGCGAGCTTTTTTCCACCGACTCAATGATTGATATCAGTGTAGCAATTTTTCCATAACGAGCAACAGCATCGGCGGTATCTTTAATATCACTGTCCCATTCTGGGAAGCTCACTCCCCAATGATATTCTATGGCTTTTTTAATCATTTTTTCACCGGCTTTATCTCTATCTGGAACAACAATAACTTGTTTTCCGAAGCTGTTTATCAATCGTGCCTGATTGTCATTGACAGTATGATGTAATACAGCAACACCATTTATCTGAATGGCATCAAAAATTCCCTCTACTAATATCAGATATTTCCAATGTCTTGATTGATTATCAAGATTGAATACATATCCCGGTGGATTGTGTTTTACATACTTTGGTAATTGATTATCTAAGTATCTGCTTGCGTATCCAATAATAGTATCGTCGTGAGTAAAGGGTATAATTATTCTATTGTTATCTCTGCCAATATCGTTTGGTGTTACATAATATGGCATTGATTCCGAATCAATAGAGCGTGATTTAAGGTAATCCGCGTATACCTTATGGTGCGGATTATTTATATCCAACTTGTCAGCAGTCTCGGGAAGTGATATTACTTCAAATTTTGGATTGATGTGTCTGACATGGCTTTCCACAATACCATAGAGATTTCTATGTCGTAGAGATTGTAGATTTAGCTTATTGATTATCGCTTGATCTACATTTAGCCACCCAAGGAGTAACTTGAAATTTTTACTTAGATGTTCACCGGGTGTAAACGAAGCGGAAAATCCACAGTTAAAACAGTTCCAAATTATAGATTGGTCTGAGTTTATTAAAATACCACCTCTTCCTCGTTGATCTGCTCGTTCGCCACGATGATGGCAACAAACGGCATTCATAGTTCGCCATCCAGAAGGGGTTAACTTATTTTTAGCCGGTAAATATGGCAATATGTTAAACATTGCTCTATCTTACGCTATGTTGAGTTCTCAATCAATGAAAAAGGTGAAATATCAACGATAGTACATGTTCTCAATATATCCAGTAGTGATAAGAACGATAGCGCCCGTTTTACCGGGCGGAACAGGATACACTTGGCCGTTATAGGAGATAATAGGAACCGGCCAATAGCCAGAACCAGGATTAGTTATAGTGATGCCAGTAACGGTGCCAGTAACAGTATCAATGGTAGCCTCTGCTGTTGCACCAGAACCATCGCCAACCAAATCAACTCTTGGTGGAGCCAAATAGCCAGCGCCACCATTCTGAAGCAATATATCCACCACATGTCCATCTTCGCATACTGCATAAGCAATGGCCGGTTGCGCTGGTTGCTTTGGAGTAGAAAATAGACTATTGTTAAACGCCATTCTAAGGAGAGGAAACCATCCTTCTATGTTCCAATGTATAGTGCCATAATGATTATAAAATGTTCTACTCTCGGTGATGTTATACCAAATGCTCTCATAGGTTTCTGCCCACTGAGCTTTAATCGTTCCTGTATATCCAATCAATGATAGTTGAACTGTAGTCAATGAATTAGCTGGTGCGATGTGGCTGGAGAAGTATTCAGTATTCATCCAACTATTGAAGTATGCGCTATCACCACCCCAATATTGTCCGGCCCAATTTGGATAATTTTCAAAACTTGAACCGCCGTAAGAATACTGGCTGGATAGTTCTAAGGTGGGAAGAGTGAGCGGACGACTTGGAACAAATTCCGGGAACACTGAATCCACGATATCCAATGGCGCTCTCGCACCCGCATACGAATCGGTAAAAACCGGCTCAACGAGATTGCCCGAGTGTCGTTGAATTGAATAATACGCTGGTTGGGCAATAAGTTCTAATAATTCTTCGCGAGTGAACGTAACCTTAAATCTGCCACATCCGGGATTCAGAATAACCATTTCTTTTTCAAGAAGGATTCTATCACCGGCAGTATTCATAACTCGGAATACGAAATTGCTGCCACTGATATTCACCGGCTTTTCTTGCTGGTTGATAGCTTGGAACAGAAGGACATTGTCCACGCCGAGATTTATATTGAGTCTTTTTGCATACATGGGATTTTCAAACCGATAAGTGAACGTGAACCCATCACCAGTATTGATAACGAGAACTTTGGTAAATTGGTGATAAACATAACATTGGGTACTGTAAGCCATGTTATATTTATCTTTTTAGTTCAACTATTTTGAGAAGAATAAATACTATCCGATGACATCTTCCATTTTAGAAAAATTATCAGAACAATATCCGTTTATTACGTTGTGCGTTTATGCTCAGAATGAATATATAGGTATTATTCAGAATCAAGACAACAACATAACATCGTTATATGATTATGGAAGTGTTATTGATGCCTCAATGAAACAGTTATTCATTGACTTGGGTAATGCATGGTGGTGGGAAAGTAATCGCTCCATACCAATTAATATTTTCCTCAAGGCAGAATGGGAACCGTTCAGACCATACTTAAAAACATTCGCTAACAAGGATTTACAAATAATACATGGACCAGTGTGTAGTTTAGGTCAGTTAAACGAAAGAAAATCCAAAAAAAGATCAATAACTCTCGTTAAACGAGTTATCTGATTTTTCTGCCAATAGGCTAAGATTTATCTTAACCAACATCGCATATGATATGCTATGACTTTTTCTAAAAGTATATCCATCTGTCAACTCTCCATCCCATACATTACTCAATACCTCGTCCCATGGTTTTCTTTGCAGATGCGCCTTACCAGGACGTATGATACTAATAAAAGCCGCCATTTTTATGACACTATCTGGTTGCATCGCTTTCAATAGATCATAATAATTTCCGACATGAACTATTTGTTCTGTAACCTTCTTATCTTGCCATAGCATATCCCACTTAGGCTCTTGATTGAGCAATTTTTCATAATGCTCATTATCTCGTATCATCTTATATACTTGCACATTAAGTAGGTCTATTTTAAAATATCCTCTACTTTCTGCTTCTTCGTATAAAATGGATGAACATTCATTTACAGGATCATACGGAATATTGGTAGCATAAATACCAGAATTGTGCTTTTTAATTTTACCACCGTGTAACATGGAAGCAGCGGTACAATCAATCAGGTTTAATATCTGATCACGATCAGCGCAATCTATATCAATATCAGCCGACATTTACCATCCCGCTTTGCCTAAAATATCCCACGCATAAGAAGTATCAGTTTTTTTATGTTGGAACGTATTCTTCCATATATCAGAATCAATATAGGGCCAACATTCTTTCAATAATGCAGGTGTGCCAGACATTCTTTCAAGCAAATCTTGGCCACTGTTTGAATTATATAATGCCCATCCACTCAGTCTACCTGTCACGATAGAATAAGATATAGTATTAAGATTACCATATCTTAGCCAATCTTTTGATGGTGCATTTATCTTTTCACTCCATTTTATTGAATTGGTTATGGCGCGAGTAAGTGCTTGGCCGACATCTTCTCTTGGTAGAAAATCAATCAGATATTCTGAATATAGTGAATCACGAGTCCAATCATCAATTCTTTTTTTGTTTTTAATTAACCAAAGTGAATATTCCTCGGGTGATATTACCTTGACCTCAATACAATATTTTCCAAATTTAGTAAATGCTTTATAATACGCACTGGAAGCAAATTCATTGAATGATTTTTGCTTCGGGTACATGGAATTGAACGCATGGAAAGCTATCCGAGAATAGGTTTCATTTTTCGAATCATGCCGATCACGTTTTTCGCATTTATGAGTGAGTATAGTTTGAGATTTTTTAAATGATTTGCCGCAATACTCACATGAATAGACTGTTACTTCCATGTTGATTCAAAAATTTCTGCATCTTCGTCCGAATCAAATTCCCAAGGAATTTCCTCTGAATTCATTGTAGTGGCTGCATAACAATTTTTTAAAGCAGGGCTACCACAATGATATCCATTCCTACAATGCTCCTTACACCATGAATCCATCGTTAATTGCTGATAGTATCCATAATGTTTTTGCAGAAAAATTTGTCTCATTGTAATCTCCGATTAAACTAACTGGTGGTTATTATCATCCTGAAAATCATACGGAGGAACATCTTTTGGTATCTCTACCACTTCTCCGCCTTCTACTTTTAATCTAACAATTGATCCTGATCTACTGGCTCTGAAGTAATCTCGCCCGCCATCAATCCAAACAGAACCATCAGGACTACCTCGATAATCATGCCTGCATCTTGAGTATATTATATCACCATTGTTTGCGCGAATGCCAATAAACGATTCCTCTATTGAGTCCTTGGCATCAGATATATAATATAAATCTGATTTCCTCGAGATTGCGAACCAATTTGATCCCTGTGGGTGTGGCTTTTCGGTATAAAAGATCAATGATGGTTCATATCTCCATCCATTTTTGGTTTTCAATGGAAATTCCATCAGATATTTTGCTGAAAATTTCTTCTCTATTTTTTCAATATCAATATCTTTTATAAATTCAGGATTTGTTAAAATCATCCGATTTCCTTTTTAATTTGTTCTGGAGTCATTCCCATGCTTTTTGCAAGGGATTTTAATTCAGCATTGGTTGTCAAAGACGCCAGTATCTGAATATCATCCATTTTATAAGATGGATACAACTTTGTCAAGAATTTTTCCATTTTATTGTTAGACTTAGATTCTTTTTTCTTTACAGGAATCCAATTGTGCTTAAATTTTCCCATTCCCGGTGATATCGTGGTAGCACATAGCCATTGCAATTGAGGATGTTTATTTAACGCAAAAAAGTGTTTATTTAATCTCTGATTACAAGCCATAATATAGTATTCTTGCAAATCAACATCTCCTTGGACGCAAGACCCCCAGCGTATCATAAGGTATGCACTAAACTGTTTTTTATCTTCGTCTGATAGTGACTCATAAAAGTTCCTATCTTTAAGATCAAGTTTAGCCATTTCGTTAGATATGTCCAATTCGCTCATTAAATCACCATGCGTGTTGATAGTTTACTACTTCGCAATTTCTACTAATATCTTTTACGAAGTAGATACACTGAGGCATAGGGTCATCGGTTAGTGGAACACAAAGCATCTGTCCATTTTTTAATTTAGGCGCATACCATGTCACTTCATGATATACATCAATAATTTCAATGTCATAAAACGTGGGACTAAAACTGGTCAGAGGATTGTATGAAAATACCTTGAATCCTCTGTCGGATATTGCAGTTAGCGGCAATATTTCTAAATCTCCCATATCTGGCTCACCGATTAGCACTTGCCAATCTACGGGCATTTTAATAACATGATTACCGATTTTCAGCACCAAAGCTGGACTTGAAAAACTCTCAAGAAAGATCAGCGGTATAAAATAGTAATCGGGTGAATTAGGATTGCTATTGTCAAATATAGCGAATCTGATATCATCTACCTCTTTGGGTAGAAAATTCAATTCATATGCTTGATTTTCATCTAATGTTAAAATTCTCAATTTATAGACACTCCTTTGTTAATGATTCACTATAGCACATAATATGTCCATTGTCAACGCCATTCTAACTTTTCTTTTGAATAAGGATATTGAGCATCCTTGTAATACTGTATTCTTTTAGTGAGATGGCGCTTTGAAAACCTACAAGTAGAAGTAATGTCATAAATTTCTACATGATTCTTGTCATGGGCTTTTCTTAGTCCTCTACCAATGGATTGGATGCATCTTACGAAAGAGCGGCCCGGTTCGATTAGTACAATGTTGAACAATCTTGGAATATTGATACCTGTACTCGCCACGCCATACGTTGCCACAATAACTTTACCATCACTGCCTGAGATTGAATCGTATTCTTCTTTTCTGTTTTTTGATTTGGTACTTCCGCTCACGAATACAGCATCTTCGCCCAATCTAGCTGCAATTTCTTTTCCGCTGGCTACTCGGTCAACCAACACCAACGTATTACCCGATGTTTTTATTTTATCAATAATCTTTACGATTTCATCCAATCTATCAGAGTTTTCAGTCAAAAACTTTAATTCTTTCTGATAATCTGTGAACTCACTATGATCTACTAATTGAATAATATTGATATGGCAATTGGATAAATGACCTTCGTCTTGTAGCTCCTTAGCAGATAATCTCCCTATCACTTGGCCAATACTACAAAACAAACTCATAAATTCATATTGTTCTTTTGGTATAGTGCCAGTCAATCCCCACCGAATGGGAATATTGGCAAATGGCCCTGTTAACAATGATTTGAGCGCATTTGCCCGTAATTGGTGGCACTCGTCCACAATAACGCACACAACGCCCTCAATAAATTCATGAATGGTGGTTTCTATGGTACCAGCCTGAGTATTTTTAAGCATGACATTTAATGCTTGCCATGTGCAAATAGTATGTGTTTTACCAAGTTCTTTTTTATCACCACAATAAACACCGGTTTCCAATCCCATGTTTACATAATCTTCTAATGTTTGTGATACCAATGATTTATTTGGAACGATGATAAGCGTTCTACCATATTTCTCAACCGTAGCACTAAGTGCAGCGCAAGAAATTGTTTTTCCAAATGCAGTTGGAAGCTCCTGTAAACACTGAGGATTAGCCAAAAAACTGTTTATGGCACTTACTTGATAATCTCGCAATACGATGGGTTGGCCAGCAATAGGATGCCCTTCTGGCCAACACCTATTGTCAAATGTCGTTTCTGATACTGGATCAAAGTGAAACTGCCGATGAGATTGGCGTTTGTCATCTAATTCAAAATCATACCCTTCCTTTTCTAAAATAGGAATTATCTCCGGTAGTAGATTAAGGTAAGTTGATCCAGCGATAGAAAAAAATGATTCTTTACCATTCCATCTCCCAAGGCGGACAGCAGGCATATATTTTGCACCAGGAACATCATAACTGAATTTGGACGCTAATTTTCTTCTAACATCGGCGTCCAAATTCACGAGCTTAATGTTAACCTCATCTAATACTTGTATAATACACGTTTTCATCATTGATGGCTATCTGCTATTAGTTGTCGCTCGGTGTATCTATTGCTGATTCCTCTTTCCTTGTAAAAAATATGTAGTCCAATCTGATTGATCTTTTTGTAATCTGCTCGCCACTTTGGACTAACATAATTAGCGTGATACCATTTGGCATCATCTAACTCAATGACACGCACACCATGTTGGAATCTATCTACTACGTGTAAAATGGCTTTCAATCTTTTATTTGGTAGCTTTTTATTACGAAGGCTCTTTTTAAGAGTCCAACTAAATTGCTTTTTTGCATACACCACATCACATATTGAATCGCCCCAACGACCATCCAATGCGCGATTGAATGTTACTTGAGCAACTGCTAATTTTCCGATATACGGCTCAAATCTTGCTTCGTGATAGATATTTTTAGCAAGACAATTTATATCTTGCCGAGATAGAACAAGTTTATGATGCGTATTGTACAGCCTTGATGATTGTGAACTAAATTCATTCATCGTGTTTTTTGTTGGAGATTTCCAATATGGATCCTTTTCCAATGTTACTTCGACTTCTCCATTCAGTCTATTTTCTATAGCACCGAGTCTTGTGTCAAGGTTATTATAAGCATGAACTCCGATGATTGATATGACAACCGTTGCGGCAACAGCGATGTTGCTTTTAAAGTCCTTATCACTACTAAGGATAGATAAAATCTTCATTGTTGGTCTTCTTCTCACATAGATTGTTAAGTTGAAGTTAAAGTGTACTATACAACCATCATGATTGCAAGTGTTTTTCTGAACATTGTTAAAAATAACCGCCTTGCGGCGGTTATTTCAAATTTGCGATGTTTTTGTCAAGTATAAGGCGATAGATTCAATCAGATCATGTGAGACTTTAACTTCTGTGGATATTTCCTCATAAGACTTTCCCTCAATAATCATTGCTTTTACTTGATCAATGATTGGCGTTTTCATTTTGCGTTACCTCAATCTGTATTTATCTTTTTAAGTCCAAAGGCTTCTGCGAATTTGAATTAAATCTATCAACATCTGAGTATCTTCAGCATGATACTCTTCTTCGATTCTCGTGGCTAACTCAATCGCTTTGTTGGACTCAGCACATTCTTCATCAGTTTCATCGTGGCTTCCGAATACTCCTTTGTCAGATTCATCGCGTTTCCTACAAATTTCACTCCAACCACTTAATTCATGAGGCTCCTTTCTGTTTGGACGCTCAAACTTCCACCAATGATATAGTTTAGAGATTGTTTCTGCTGTTTCTGCTTGATAGGATTTCTTGCCATAATCTGGATTATCTTTGTGATAACCCCAAGATTCGTCCATAATCAGTGTAGATTCCCAATCAAGATAATCGGCCCCGGCCTCCGGTGAGCGCCAATTTCTAAATCTGAACCAACCAGTAGCATACCAAGGAGCGTTATACTTCTTCAATGCTCCATCGGAAAAAACAATGTTCTTCCATGCCTTCTCCACCTCGACGTGGTTTACAAGCTCATCAAACAGGCAATATAACATCCTTTCGTCAAATTCATACCAAGAACCCCTTTTCAAATTAGAAGTCAGCGCGTGAGTCTTGGTGATAAACCGATTTATAAGCCAATACTTGATTGAGTAGAGTTTATCTAATGGCCACATAACAAAATCCTGTAAATTGCCTAACCCTTCTGCCAACCGATACCGAAGAGGATGCCGCTTCTTACATTCCTTTTCCCAATCATTCCATTCTTGAGATGTTCCGCACGTTAATCTAGGTACACCCCGTACCCAATCAGCAAATTTTGAACAACTCCAATGATTACTCCTCATAGTTTATCTCGTTGATTCTGGCCAATTTTGTTTCCCTCGGACACCCCGACAAGTACTCATTTTCCTTATCAAACTCCTTGATAAATTCATCTTCGGTTACTTCTCTTGCGTTGATTTGAATCTCATCAACATGTCGCTGAGAACCCTCAATAAAGGAATCATTGTCTTTGTTGTAACATACCTCGTCCTTAGCGTCAGTTTCACATCTCGCTCTAACGTAGTAGGTCATCTTGAACATTGATATCGTTTCAATCTGATAGATTTTTTCATCATTCTGAGTCATTGTCTTTTTCCTCTTTGCTGTAAAGAATACATTCTACTTTATCCACATTCCTGTTGTCAATCATCATTGATTTGATACATCTCCATTCTTCTTTTCTAAGCGATACACGTCCGTTGAGTTCTGACCTAATTAAAAGTACGGTGAGTAAAGCTCCGGCAAACAATGTCATCGGAACAACGATCCAATCCCTATTCATGTTACATTTCCTCTGCTAATTTTCCAGTATACCAATGCGGAACACTTCTACCATTTATTTTTCCAGACCATATTGCTAAATGTTGCTTGCCGTTGTTGTAGTAATTTCTATATGATGCTACAAAATCATTTTCAATGATATATTCTTTTGGCATTGCTGGCGTTACTGGTGTAAATGTCCCTCTGGGAATATTGTTTGGTGGTGTGCGTAGCATATCAATCAATCCGATTCGCTCGCACTTATGAATCTTACCATAACGATATTCATACTCTCTGCATAGCTCTATCGTGAGTTCGTGTAGCCATTTGTAATTTTCGTCAGTCGTTCTACACCAGATTGCACTTGGATGATTTACATGAGTAGCTGAATACATCAAATCATTTTTACTGGAATCAGAAAGAATCCACTGTTTCTTTTTTCTTCCAGTTTTAGATTTACCTTGAACCTCAACCCCGTCTAAGATTCTATGAGCCGTGCATAGCAACTGCACGTGCTCAAGTATCATTTTTATATTATGTGCATTATTATGATACATAGCTGCTGTTTTGGGTGATGTATCAAGAGCGAATATATTCATGTTAGTTCACCATGCAAGTAGCTTCGGCCAAATTTTTCCAATTTACTGGGCTAACTTTCGTCAGATCAGCAATTTTGAGTGCCATACGAAGAGATATTTCTCGCAGCTTGTTTTTATTCATTTCCATAAAATCAATGATCTGATGACCCATTTCTTCTCCAAAATTATATCCCTTGAACAATTCGCCAGTGCGATGAATCTGCTTAATACGCAAGAACTTTTCACGCTCGGTATTCATTGTAAGGTCCAAGTAATGGCACCGACTCCGCAATGCTTCCAAGTGATCTTGTAGCTTTTTACTCTTAATATGCTCAAGATTCAAGTTGGTAATAAAGATAATTGACCCCTTGAAGTCAAAAGAATCTGGGATACCTTCGCGACGAAGCATATAGCTATCAGAGTTCCAGCAGATTCTACGACGCTTGCCAGAATCAAGCGCGGCTTTGAGTAGATTGAGGCTCAACTCGTCCCCGAAAACGCCATCACTATCATCAAATACAATGACATTGTTGCTGTCACTGTAATTGTAGAGTGTCGTATAAAGTCCAATAGCTGTCAATGCACCTTTGACGATATTATGCTTGATCGGGGTGCCAGCGATTTGATCAAATACCGATGCTTGTTCCAGTTCACGCTCAACACCGTATGATTTACCTACACCGGGTGGTCCTACCACGATCATTGCACGAATGTCATTCGAGATGGCTGCTCTGGTCATTTCTTCAAGAATACCAAAGCGAGTTTCAATTCGGTCCATAATTTCTTCATCAGTCTCAACATATTCCATCACAGGAGCTTTTTTTGTTCCAGTGATTTCACCATCAATTTCATAATGATTCTCAGAATCTACTTTTACTCTCATTGTTTTTTCGCCATCGTAAACGGTGATAAAACCACCATAAACACCTTCTTTGTAGTCGCGAATCAGATCAAATGTCTGATTTACGATCAGATTGTTACGATAAGAACCCTTGTGAACGGTAACAGTAGCCATCAGATTATCTCCGCGTATAAGTGAGTGAGAGGAGTATTGTACAGATTAAATTTCAGATGTCAAGCTAGCAATGACATTTAAGACAAAATATTTTGGAATATTCAATTTTTCAGAGATTTGCGCTACGGTTTTTCCGGCAACATACATTTCTTCAATTTCAATGATCAGGTCTGACATGAGAATTCCTCGTGAATCAATTAAAAAACGTATGTTACGTCTATTTTAGAAGAATGTCAAATGTATTTTTCGTAACAGATTATATAGGACTTAAAATAATCATCATCCGACATTTGATCAGTGTTTATATCGTTGGCAGCATCTTGGTAGAATGATGCAAACAATGAATTATATTGGCTCTGAATTAGAGCATTGCGCTCAATCACTTTGGTAAAGGAGGTAACCGTTGTCCTCACTCGGTTCAGTTGAGCGAGCTTGCCTGATTCATTGTCGCTAATCAGTTGCTTACTAAATGAGACCATGATTTCCGGCATTTTCTCTGATATCTTTCTGCAATATTGCATTTCGTATGCAAGCTGCTTTGCGTTGATTTCGCTTTTTGGAATATCGGAGAAGACGAATTTGTCTATATGCTTTTCAACATTGAGAGGCCCTTTTTCGACAACAGTTGTTTCCTTGTTGTATATCAGATAACCAATCAATCCGACGATTATCACAAATAGAATAAGTTCAAGTATTTTTTTCATTTTCATAATCTCAGGTAAGGAATTGAGTAACTATACCAGGCTCAAGGCGTATTGTATCATCAAGTTTTAATCGCACCGAACGATTAACACAATCCTTGATACATTGTTCAAAATCATCATATTCTTTTTTGTAGAAATCATCTACAGATTCAGCTAAAATTTTAATCACGGCATCTTCGTTATCCGCCACAACGCACTGTAGACCGCCGTATTCCGAGGACCACTGGGGCAACCAATAATCAACCAAAAATATATACATCTATAATTTCTCCTCAATAATCTTCGGAATCATCAAAGCTAACTTCGTCTCTTATTTGAGAAATATACCTACTCACCACCTCTGAATTAATATTCAGAATAGCAGCTATTTCCACAAAATCAAGTCCCTGAGAATACAAGGTCCTAATTGATTGTATCATGTCATTAACTTGTTGCATAAAACACCTCCTTTAAAATATAAGTTTAGCCACAAAATTTGAAAAAGTCAACTAAAATTTTCATTTTCTGAAAATTTTCCATAAGCCATTGATCGATAGAACATTCACCATCAACAAAATCACATAAACTACCAAAACCCAAATCATATCACCACCAATTCTTAATCACAATCTCATCATTAACTTCATGGGGCTTTGGATCACCGTGAAATATCAATAAGCTAACATCATCGTCAATTATTGAACCTTGCTCAGATGATTTATGCCTTCTATGCTCAAAATCATATCCGCCGTTCATCACTTCCCATCGCCAGCTTTTAACTTGAGCATGATTGAAAAACTTCAACTCAGGTGGTCGCAAAAACGAACTAAGATATTCTTGGTCGCCCCTAAACAGTCCCATTATACGCCTCAATTCGCCATCTGTCAAGCGATCATTGATAGAATGATATCGGCTATTATCCCAAAGCATCACGCTTGAATTCATCATGGTTGAAGATGGTCGCCACAATCGCCTGAAATCTTGAATAGACCAAAAGTAATTCAACGGCAACGCAAAAACCCAGTCCAATGAACCAGTGACCACCACATCCAAATCAAAATAAATCACTCGCCCACTAAAATTTTTCTTATTGAATAGTTGTAATTTATACCACCATGGACTAAATGAACCAATATGACTCCAATCAATTAGTGAATGTTTGATAAGCTGATCGGGAACTACTCTTGATTCTTCTGTAAAGACATGAAATCTGATAGGAACGGAAAAGGATCGTTTTAACGCTCTATATAACTTCTCTACATAAACAGAGTGATACTTATCACCGTAAATCAAACAGGCGCAATCAATAAAATCGTTCATTCATTCTCCAAAGGCTAAATAGGATTAACATAACTCTATTTAACGATATGAAAAAGATAGTGCTAGCAACTGGAGGATTTGATCCTCTTCATAGTGGACACCTTGAATGCTTTAATGCAGCAAAAACTTATGGCGACATTTTGGCAGTCGGTGTTAATTCAGACGCATGGTTGACCAGAAAAAAAGGAAGATCATTTATGCCAATATCAGAACGATTAGCATTAGTGAGCAACATTAAGTGTGTTGATTTAGCATTTGAATTTAATGATGACGATAATAGCGCAATCGGAGCGATTCGGCATTTACTGAATCTTTACCCCGATGATGAAATTATTTTTGCCAACGGTGGCGATAGAACATCTGATAATATTCCAGAGATGTCCATCAATGATGATCGTGTTAAGTTTGAATTTGGAGTAGGTGGATCAAACAAGGCAAATTCAAGCAGTTGGATTTTGACTGAGTGGAAATCACCGAAAACCGAACGGATATGGGGCCAATACAGAGTGTTACATGATGTACCCGGTATGAAAGTAAAAGAACTCACAGTAAATCCCGGCTGTAACCTATCAATGCAAATGCACAATCATCGTTCAGAATATTGGATAGTATCAGAGGGAAAATGCGAGGTTTATTCTTATCACCCCATCAATTCAGAATATCTAACCACCGTATTATATCATCATTCTGAAACTAAAATAAAACAAGGTTCTTGGCATCAGTTACGCAATCCGTTTGATGAGCCGTGCAGAATTGTTGAAATTCAATACGGTGAGCAGTGCATTGAAGAGGATATTATCAGGAAATGAGATTGAAGCCAGAAGATGATGACATCATTCCCATCTACATTGATTATGATATTAATCGTCCAGAGTTATTTGTAGAGTGTGTGCGATCAATTGCCTTATACAACCCGGGATTGGTTAATTATATTCCTCTACCAAAAACACTGATAAATAGTTACTGTTCTTCTGTGCTTGGCAATGATATCAATTACTCTATGTTTTTGATACCCATATTGATGAAATTTAGAGGACAAGCAATATACTTAAACGAATCAGTGAGATTACATCATAGTATTCGCCAAGTATGGGCTTTTCGTTCAATGAGCAATGACGTTCAGTTTTATAACTGTGACATAGATAATCCTACCATTATGATATGGAATTGCGAACGATTTCCTCACAGAAAACTGAATGATTTTGTATTGAAGAAAGCG